CAGTTGATTTACCTGAAATCCCATCTGATGATGTAGGATAAGTAGGTCCTGCTGACATATCTTGGTCATATAAAAAATCACCTCCTGTACCTACACCAGTATCATTAATTACTAATCTAGTAACACCAGATCCTGATATATGAGTTTCAACAAAATTATTTATTTCTGTTTGAGAAAATTCAAGTAAATATCTACTAACTTGTGGTAAAGCAGCTTGTATAGCAGTTGAAGCCTCTAGTATTTCATCTAATCCCGTATTCATACTTTGGGATATAGTATACATTGTAGCATCTTTTGAAGGAAAAATTTTATATATTGCCATAATTATTTTTTGTTATAATGGTACTACTCTACCTTTAATATCTTTATTTGGATATTTAACTTCAAATACCATAGGATCTATTGATGGATAAACTACTTCATTTACTGTAGCTCCATTAACATCATACGCAAAATCACTATACCCTAAACTTGTTCCTGTTAAATTATTAACTACAACACTTTTAACTGTTTGTACACCTTGTACTTTATCTAATAAAATGTATAAATCTTTTAATATAATTGGTTCATTTACTTGCCATTTATCTATATTAAAGTAATTAGTTAATGAATCTATACATTTAGTAATTGTTTCACTATTATTAAAATTAGGAGCAACTATAATATCAAAATTAACTCCTATATTAATTATATAAGCATCTTTTATATTAATAGAATCATTAATCATTCTATATTCAGATAGATATGTTTGAAGGTTTCTTTTTAATAATACTGATGCCGTTCTTAATTTTTTATCTATATCATAGGATAAAATATATAAATCTAATACTGTTGGTAATTCACCTGCTTGATAATCACCTATCTTTTGAGGTTCAGCATGTGCTTTAGCTATAACACCTAAATTAGAAGGCATAGATAATGCTCTAACTAAATAATCCTGTGTTGTTACTGTCCTTAATTGGTTTTGGAAATTACCTAAAGAATTTTGTCTTATTTCTTCTACAGTATCTCCATCCATACCTCCATCTGCAGCTAAAACATTATTAGCAGCTACTGAGTTAAAAATTTGATTTGCTAGTGTAGAATTAGATAAATTAGGATTAATAAATACAATATTTGAATCATCAACCTGTGTTAGTGATCCTGCTTCTACATTAGCAGCAGCTCCTCCTCCTGTTAAATACCTTACTGTTAAAGCAGTATTATATGGAGCAATTCCATAAGTATTAGTAAATACAAAATTTACAGGGGAAAATGCTGTTGTTAATTTAGTTCTTTCAAATGGTAAACCTAAACCTACATTATCAGGGTTAGGTATAATTTCTTCTGTTGTTGATCTAGTACTACCTGCACCAAATTGTAATTGTAATGAACCTGAATCTATAAAACGTGTAGCAAATCTTCTTTGTACCGTTTTTAATTCTAATATATAAGGTACTTCTGTATCTACACTATAATTAGGGTCATTTGTGTTTGTATTTCTTATAGAATTAAATACATTTTCTTGGGCTAAATTAGGAACTTCATACCATGTGTTACCATCAGTATCAACGACATCTAATATACCTATTATATTAGCAGCCCTAATTGTTTTAGTATCAAACTTTATTGCATTTGTAAATGTAAAAGTTTCTGTTACTACTGTAGCAGATATTGCTTTTCTGTTTTTCTTTAATAAATAATATGTTGGATTAACCCCTGATATTTGGTAAACAGATACTTCTGTTGGGTCTAATGAACTTGATGCTGAAAAATCAATTGCATCCTCTATTAGGAATTTTTGTGTTGTATTCGTATTAGAGGTTATTTGTGTATTTTCTGGAATGATTAATGAAAAGTTAAAATCAGGAACATAAGTACTACCACTTAATATAGCTGGTACTTGTTGGTAAAAACTTATTTCAGATGTTGCAACTGTAGTTACTTTAGGTACATACCCTAAAGAGTATGCTAATGCATATAAATTAGTAGTTTGTCTTGCTTTTTGAATAAATGTTTCTTGTATCTGATTGTCTAAATAAAAAGACAATACATCACCTACATAGGCAGCCATTTCCATAAACAACATTCCTGTTGAAGTTTCTGTAAAATCATTAAATGTATTTGGAAAATACGTTTTAGAATATTGTATAAGAGAAGCTCTAATTGTATTAAAGTCCCTATCAACATATCTTATGTCTCTTTCTAATTTAGCCATTATTGTATTACTATTTCTAAGTTATCTTTTACTCCTAAATTTACGATTTCATATGCAAGAGTAAAATTAATTTCATTTCTATCAGGTTGATTATTAAATTGTATTTCTTTCACTGTAACATTAGGAAAAAATCTAGTAATATCTGCTTGTATTATACTTCTTAAATCTTCAATTTCTGCATCTATTATATTTTCAAATAATAAAGCTCGTAAATCAGCTCCAAAATCAGGTCTAAATACTCTTTCACCTTTATTAGTTAACAAATAATTTATCATATTTGCTTTAGTTTGCTCTCTTGTAGTAAAAGTTGGAATAAATACAGCATCTCCATCTAAAGGAAAACCAAACCCAACCGCTCTACTAGGTTGAAGATCTATTGGATTTTTACTCTGTATTACTCTTGCCATTATTTTTTATTTACTACCCATTAATCCGGCTATTTGACTCATATCAACTTCTCCAGGAGGTAAAGTACCATTTGCTGTATCCATACCAGCTTGTGGTTGGAATGATTGAGCATTGTTACTTGTAAAATGACCTGCTGTATTACCTAGTATGTTTTCGTATGCTGCTCTTTTTGATTCTGCAGTCATCGTTGGTGTTTGTGGAGCTATTGGAGCTTTACTTTCCATTACTGGAGAAGCATAAGTTGGCTGAGTTATAACTTTTGGAGTTTTAACAGCTTCCAATAAAATTTCCTTCAATTCTTCTTGAATAGCCTCTCTAACGGCTTCTTTTATTATTGTTTTTAGTGCTGATGTCTTCATTTTATTTATAAATATTAAATTATTAAGTTTTTATTGTGCTTCTATTTCAAATGTTGTAAAATTATCTAAACCTTGTCCATCTCCGTTATAATCAGTTAATTCTAATTCATATTGAAAGATTCCAAGTCCATCAATTACTGTACCATTAGCATAGGTGGGGTTGATAGGATAAAAATCAAATGGTGCATTAAAACCTTGTGGATTATTTCCTGTGTCTGTCGTTTCCATATTATCTGCAAATTGCTGTTCCATCATATAACTAATCTGTCCAGATCCTCCTTGTTTATATATTCTTAAAAATCCTGTTGAATCTGAGTATTGATTTGTTCCCCCAAATGTAGTCATTTTTATTTTAATAGGTCTAACTACAGTAAACGAACCTACACTTAATGGGCTTGTAGGAGTAGCTCCAACCGCATTACCTGTTTGACTTGGGTCTGAAAAATAAAATGCTGGTGGTAATGGAGGAGTATTACTTCCAGTTGGACTTGGTGGATCATCACCTCCATAAGTTAGACCTGTTTTAGGATCTATTTCAATTATTGGATCTGGTGGTGTAAATTGTTGTGGATTTCCTCTTGGAGGTGTTCCGGTACGAATATTACCTTCTCCAACACCTACATTAGATGGTAGGATTAATTCATTAACTCCTGAAAGGTAAATATCTATTTTTTGTTTCATTTCTGCAACTAATACAGATACCGAGGATGAAAATGAATATCTACCCTCCCCACCAGGATCATTAAATAAAGTAATTTTACCTAGGGGTGTGTTAAATTTAGTAATTGTAAAAATAGTACCTATTGGATTTGTATCACTGGCAAAATCCCTTGTAGCTCTAATTTTTCTAGATGGAAAAGGAAAATTATTATCAGGATTATTTACTAATTCTAAAAGGAAACCTTTATACTCAAATGGGAAAGAAGCTATTAAATCTGCTTCTGATTGTTGGTTCGTTTCTAATAAAGAATTATCACCAGATGAATTTAAGGCCTCTTGTAAAGTCCCATTTACATCATCAACTACACGATCAATATCCCCTTGTGATACTCCAAATCCTCCAGTGTTAAATAATAATGTATCCCCATCATTAAGTTTATTAAAGTCTGAAAAGGTTATAAGAGAATTTGAAGGGTTAATATTAATAATAGTACCATTAGCATCATCGGATGACATTCCTATTGTTAGACCATCAACACGATTTAATTCTACATTACTGCCATTTACATTTCCCACAACAATAAATAAATCTTCAGGAACACCACATGAATCTCCTAATTCTACAACAGATTTTGAAAATGAATTTAAAACCAGAGCTGATTGGATTGATGCCTCTATACCATTAACTGCTGTTATTACTGAATTTAAAATCCCTGATATTTGTTTAATCATTGGAGGAACTAATGTAATAGTACCTTTTGCTACATCAACCTTTTTATCTAATTTTATTAATGTACTAGATAATATAGTCAACACTTTTACGGGTAAAGCAACTGCTGGTGCTCCAAAGGCTGTAGGGATTGGTATTGCTTTTATTAATTTTATAATATTACTAAGAGAATTTGCTAATGATTCCGTTGATTGAGCAGTTACTTGGATGCCTGTCAAAGGTGCTTGAATGGAAATTAGTGCAGTTTTTAATTTATTAGTATTTTCTATTACACCTTCTAATGTGTTTGAAACTCTATCAATTTCTTGATTAGCTCTATCTTTTTGAGATTGTGATAAAGGGGGTACAGCACAAACATTTTGTGGTGTTAATAAAGAGGTTGGATTTGGAATATCTCCATTTAATAAAGATATAGGGTTAAATGGCAGTGAAGATGGGTCTATACCTGCTTTTTTAATTACATTTAAAGACTCCTTCATTAGTTTTCCCTTCATCTGATTTACAGAATTTTGAACCCTATCGGAATCTTTAACCATTTTGACGAAGGTTTTTGTTATGACTTTTGCTAAACTCATTATTTGCTTTTACTTACCTTAGATTTATATTTACTAATTTTAGCAATCATTCTTCCAACTTGGCCTTTAAGTGAAGCTGCTGTTATAGGAAGACCTGCATTTGGGGATACTGGTGGATAAAGTGACATAGGAATCATTAATGCAGTTGTTAAATTATTAATTTTACCTAATAAATCTTGAAAATCTGCTAAAAAGGTATCCCCTAAAATTACAGGTTCAGTTGCATATTTATCCCCTAAATATATTTCTTTTGATTGAATAATAGTTTTAGGTGTGTCTACATTTAAACTATTTACTGAGTTTAAATTTATAGTATCAAATGAACTTAATAATATATTATCATCTTTAGCATTAAATAATATTCTACCAGAATTTATTACTACTTGCTCACTATCAAATTCTTTAGTAGATACAGGAGCACTAAAATATGAATTATAACTTTTACTAGCTACATCAATAGGTAAAGCTTGTGTTGATGTTAAATAAATACTAGATAAATCTGTATTTATATCTTCAACTTGAGGTACCCATGGGTCTGTATCTTCATCATGTTGACCATTTTTTAAAATCATAATGGGGTCTCCACTTTCTCCTGTACTAGACCATGTATTAGGTATAGGAGCATCTGTTACTGTAGAACCTAATCTAATAGTATTACCCCACCTACCCTGATAAATGTAATCACCTTCATAAGGTAATAAATTTCTTACTTCTAATTTTTCTTCAAATGTATCACCTAATTCTATTTCTGTACTTCCATCTGTTACCCTTCTAACATTTCCTGCTTCTGTTTCTTGATAATCTTGTTGTTGGGATTCTGGGTTAGTAGGTTTTCCATTAATAGGATCAGGTATAGCATTATGGTGTGTGCTACCCCAAATATTAATAGATTGAAAATAATAATATGTTACTTCATTAACATTAGCCTGGATATTACTATTAGGTAAAGATAAAATGTAAACAATTTCATTTTCTAAAGGAATAGCAGATAAGTTAGGGAAAAGTGGCCTTGCAAAGTTATTAGAATCAAAAGTAACATTGGGATTGGGATTATCTAATGAATTGAAAAATATACAACCAATAGAACTCCACTCACCAAATTTTTTAAAAGCTTCAGCTGTTTCAGGATTAATATCATTTAATATAGCTTTCATTACTCTTGCTGAAGTAATATTTGCTACTTTATTTTCAACTCCTTTAGTGGGGTTTAATGAATTTAATCCCGTTACTTGCTTCATTATTCCTCTTTCTTAATTTGTATTTTTTCCATTTCGGCTAATAATGCATCTTTTTCATCTTCAGTTATTCCTAAACCACCATCTTCACTAGAGCTATTAACTGCTCTTTGAATAATAGTAGCCATTTTAATTAAAGCATCATCGTTTTTTACGCCGATTTCCATATACTCTTTTATTAGTGGTACTATAAGGGTTGCATCACCTATTTCTTGTACTAAAGGTTTTAACTCAGATATTAAAGCTGTTACTTGTTCCGATTTTTTCTTTTGGTTATTATAAATTTCTTCTAATATATCAGAAAATTTTTTCTCCCCAAAAATAATTGAATCTAGTTGGCTCATAAGTTTTATTATAAATATAACTAACCTATACTTTTGAGCCTGGGAAGTATCCGTGTTCTAAATAAAACATATATTTTTCCTTAAATATTTTATGTAAAACATTTGATATTTTTGTTATTTTCGGTGTTTTAACATCAATCATTTCCCTAATATAGATATAAAGTGCCTTTTTATTAAATACATCTATTTGATCTCTTTTTCTAAATAATTCAAGTATAGCATCTGCTATTTGAGCATCATTACCTTTAGGAAATATTTCATATATTTTGTTAGTACAATATTCAACATACTGGTCTATAAAAATATATAATTTGTCTTCATGTTTATATCCTTTATTTGATAATTCATCTCCTTCAAATACTTTTTCGGTAACCTTTTCCATAGAATCCTCCATTTTCTGGGATGCAATAAAACCAGGTTCTGCTGAATCTAAATTTGAATAATTAGCTAAATCATTAATTTGAATATTCTTTATTTTTTTACCATAGTTTTTAGTATTATATACTATTAACCATCTTTTTACAATTGTACCAAAATATGAATAAGCTTTAGCCCCATTAGTAGGATCAAATTTATGAATTTTAGATAGTAAAAATGTTATTAACTCATGTTGTAAATCTTCTAAATTTTCAACTTCCGTATAATAAAATTTAAATGTGTGGATTATATTTTGAGTAAGTTTATAAAAAGGATAATGTATATGTTCTTGATATGTATCACTCCTCTCATCAGCATCTTTAATAGCATCTAAACTATTATATTTTACTATGGCTGCTTCTGTTTCTTTAGTAAAGTATACTCTTCCCTTTCTTTCTCTTTTATTCCTCTCAATTATGTAATCCATTTATT